TCGCCATTTTTTAGCCTTGCCACATGCATGCGCATGCACGATAATATGTGTCATGAAAGTTATCAGGGCATCCTGGCGCGGCGCGCGCACCTTCTGGACGAGCCTTGAGCCGGACACCCAGCACGCGTTCGAGTTCTTGCTGTTCCTGATCGCGCTCCTGGCGTGTTTGTCGGCATGGCAGGACTTGCTGCCTATCAGCAGCGGCCACGCGGTTCTGCTGTACGTGCTCGGCCTGTTCTACTTCTGGCCGACCCTCGCGGCCTGGGACCGCGACCACGAGACCATCGCCGGCATCTTCGTGCTCAACCTGCTGCTCGGATGGACCGTGCTGGGCTGGATCGTTGCGATGGTATGGGCGTACTCGCGCCCGCGCCTCGATCGCATGCGCCACGCGTACCAGGCGTCGCGCGAGAATTGAGCGCGCGGCATGAGCACCATCATTGTCGAGCTCTACGATGCGCTGAGAGAGGCCGGCGTCTCTGACGAGAAGGCCAAAGCCGCGGCGGCCGCCGTCATCAGCACTGAAACCGAGGACCGCCTCGCCACTAAGGCCGATCTCGGAGCGCTGCGCCTGGCGACCAAAACCGACCTGGCCCAGCTCGAAGCATCGACCAAAGCCGACTTGGCCCAGCTCGAAGCATCGACCAAAGCCGACTTGGCCCAGCTCGAAGGATCGATCAAAGCCGATCTGGCTCAGCTGCGTGTTACGGTGGCTCAGGTCGAAGGCCACATCCTCAGATGGGTGGTCGGAACCATTATCGCCATGACCGCGGTGTTCGCTGGGATCGTGAAACTGCTGTGAATGCGCGATGGACGCCCTGACGGCAGCATTCCTGGGGCTACTTGCCGCGGCCAGTGGCAACCGGATGATGAGCACGCGCGACTTTGTCATCTTCGCCGCCGTTCTGATGGGCGGCCTGTCCATGTTTGTCGGCCCGTTGCTCATATGGGACTGGTGGAAGCGCCGTCGAAATAATTAAGCCTCGACCTTCGTCTCGCGGCCGCCGAACGCCGCGTTCATTAAACGCACCACGCGAACCTGCATCTCGAGGTCCTGAGCCTCGCTCTCCTCTTCCGTCGCTGCCATGAACGGCATGAAGTCACGCGGCATGAACTGGTTTTCCTTCGCTTGCGCGTTGACCCAGGTCGCCACCGCGATGCCCATTCGCAAGTCGTCGCGCATCGCGCCAAAAGGATCGATGCGCTCGTAAGCCATCCACTCGGTGAACTCGGCGCTGCTCATCCGTAGCTGCAGCTCGGTGACGGTCATGCCCAGCGCGAGCGCTAATTGGAACGCGAATCTGCGCTCGGGCCGGGCCCGGAGTTTTTTTCCGCTTCCTCCACGGCCTTTTCGCCCACGCCCGACAGCCTGAGCCCCACCTGGTTAATCCGAACCAGCGGCGCTTCGCTCTTGGCGAACAGCTCCTGGATGTCCACGTCGCTGAACACTCGGTTGCCGCCGGCGTCGACGATGAGCATCGCGGCCAGCTTGACGATCATGTCGGCGCCGCCGGCCGCACGGCGGAAGGCGTCGCGATCATGAGCCGAGAGCGCGCGGACGCGCACGACGCCGCCCCATTCGGGTACCGGCACGTCTTCGCTGCCGAGGTCCTGCGCGCCGAGAATCTGCTCGCGAGTGAGATAGGTCCCGTTGTTCATTTGCCCATTGCCTGCAGCGCGAGCGGCCACGCCTGCTCCGATGCCGCGTCATAGTTTTCGAGGCCTTCGTAATTCTGCCGATGCAGATCGATCGAGCGCCCGCACCAGGCAATGCGCATCGTGTTCACGATGTTTGGAAGATCGGTCGGATCGGCCTGGAATACTGGAGCCGCCCAGATGACCTCCGGCGAAACGACCAGCGGCACGTTGGCGGTGGCCAGATCGGCCGAGACGATGTTGAAGGTCTCGCTGAAGCTGACCTGGAGGCCGAGGTCCATGTTGCGCGCGGTCGCGATGAACGCGGGCGTATCCATCCAGCCGTGCTCGACCAGGTCATGCGGCGAGCTCGCGAACAGCGCCTGGATGTTATGCAGGATGGGCAACCCACCGCCCTCGACCCGATCGGCATTGAGGTGAAACCGCATCTTGCGGCCGAGCGCGTTGGCGAACTCGATCGCGGCGACCGCCTGCGTGAGCTGATTCTTCAGCGGCCGAATCGCGCCGAAGCAGCCGATGTCGATGCACTCGTCCGCCGGCAGCCCTTTTCGCGGCTCCAGCGGATAGAGCGGGTAATAATTCGGGGTGTAGGGAATCGGCTTACCGCTGACCGCAGCGAGCGCAGCCTGCGCGCGTATCGAGTTGGCCGAGACGCTCACGCCGCGCTTCAAGTAGCCGAAAATCCACTCCATCGCCGGCCCTTCCATCGACAGGAAAGGGATTTCGCTGTGCAGCCGCACGTTCCACTTCACGCCCGGATGGCGCTGTAGCACGTCGAATTTCTGCGGTACCACCCAAAGCGCCTCAATGATCGCGTGCGTTGGTTTGTACTGTGCGACCGCGCGGTCGATCGCGTTGTTGTCCGCGACCGTTTGCCACGCGGCTTCGATCCCGATGTGGCGCAACATGTCGACCACGTAGCGCACCGAGTTGTTAAGCCCGGTGAACGAGCGGTTCTTCCACTCCTTGGTATCCGGTGAATGCCCGTGATAGGGCTCGCCGCGTTGCTTGCAGACAAACAAAACTTTAGTCGGCCGCATCCTTCCTTCCCCCCTTCAGACGTTCGCCCTCAGACTTCGCGCAGCGCCGTGTATCCTTCGCCGGTGCACCATTGCGCGAGGGCCGCATTGACGGCCGCCACGCTTAGCCCGCCTATCGTCTTCAGCGCCGGGTCCGGATAGAACGCCTCGACCGCGGCGATCAACTGCTCGTCGACCGGATTCCCGCTCGCGAGGTCCTGGCACATGGCGGTCGCCTGCGACAGAGCGGTGCAGGCGAGCCACTCGGCGTTTTTATTCGATGACGTGGATTCGCAGGCGGCCATAAGGTTCGCCTTACTCAGCGCGGCCGCCGGCGGCGTATTCGACGGCTCGCCGAGCAGCGAGCACGCCGGCAGCGAAATGACGAGCAGCGCGAGCACTGCATATCGATTCAGTCGAAACATCGTCCCCCCCGGTTCCGATAATCTGCGCGGTTATAAAAAGTCCCGCTTACGATTCCGTGAGCGTCGGCGGGCCGCTGATCTTGAATTTCACCGATGCGGTCAGAGCGTTTTTGATCGCCGCCTTCGGCTGGTAATCCGTGACGTAAGCCGCAAACGACCAGGTGATCGGCGCGACGCTCGGGAAATAGAGCTGAAAGTTGCGCAACGTTCCGGCGTCGAAATCGGTCAGCAGATGCTGATGGCCAGGGTCATCGGGCATGAAGAACAGATCGATGCTGACCTCGCCGCCGCTCTTGATGCCGGCGACGAACTCGTCGTAATTGCTCGGAGTGTCGAGCGCGGTGACATCGATCATCGCGCGCTTGAGGCCTGGCCCCTGGATGTTGTCGGCCTTCGCGAGCGCGGTGAAATTTTCTGGCGACGCTCCATCGCCGCGCTTGAGCAGCGTCCCGGCAGCCCATTTCGGTGCGGCCATTTAAGATTCCCCCCTTCCCCACACCCGTTACCCGGGCGGGTTGTACCAGACCTCGAAATCGCTAGCGCGATGAAACGTGCGCGTGCGCTCCTCGTAGAGATCGCGCGCATCCTCCCAGTGAATGCGGTTGACGGTGACCGGTCCCTCTGGAGTTGCGACAGTTCCGGAAAACCCGTGGAGCGCGTTTTTGACCTGCTGCCCCAGGAGCAGCACGCTCTTATAGTCATTGCCCCAGGCGCTGATTTGGATGCGCGGATGGATCAACTCAGTGCTCGGATCGTCGCCCATCGCTTCGTCGAGTGAATGCACCGGCGGCGAATCGATTACCTGGTATGTCACTGCCGGGTAATCGACTTGCTCGGGAAGCAGCACCGGGTAGACGTTCGCGATCCCGGCCGCGACCAGAAGTGAGTAAATGGCGGCTTCGATCACGTGGAGGCCTCCGCGTCGACACGCTCGCGCGCGTAATCGACGACTTCCTGCGCCGCTTCCGCCTGAGTCGTGTCTAAAGCTGGGCGCATGAACGGATAGGCGGCCGCGTGGCGCGTGCCGTACTCGATGAAATGTCCGTAGAAGGCGTCTCGGGTGATTCCGACCTTCGCGATAATCTCGTCGCGCGACCTGGAACGGCTGCGGCGCGCCACGATGTTCTGCAACAGCAGCCCAGGCTCATGCGGTCCGCGCCATTTCTCCAGGTCTAGGATCGGCGCGCGGCGCCGCGCCTCGTCGCGAATTAGCCTGGCGCCGGCATAGAGCGCGCCAGTCATCACGTTGTTCGCGAGCTTGTCGGGCAATGCCTCGAGCCGAGACACCAGCTCCGAAGCTCCCGTCAGGCTGATTTCTGCTGGCATTTTATTGCGCTCTCGCGAGTCTCCCGGTATGTGTCTGCGGTTCCTGCGCGAGCTCGTCGCGGCCGCGCGCGAGTTCGAGTACTGCATCGATCGCGGCCGGCGTGAGTGGTTCCTGTTTGAGCCTCGTGACCGCGCGATCGACGCAGCGCATGAATGCCTGGAAACGAGGCAGGTCCTCGAGCCGCATGATGCTCATGCCACCCTCCCGGCTGGTCGGCGCACCGCCATCACCACCAGCTTGATGTGCCGCTGGTCGACGTCGACGATGCCGGTCACATCGAACTGAACGCCGTCCTGGTCGACCAATCGCATCGACGGGTCGAGTCCGGTGCGATAGCGAATGCTGAAGCGCGTATCGGTTTCGGGATAAACCTGCTGCGCGGCATAGAGTTCGGAACCATGCAGCGGCTCGTAATAAGCCCAGCAGTACGCGAAATCGGCCCACGCCACCGCGGCGCCGCCGAATTCGTCGGTTGACGTGACGCGCTGCTGGATCGTGATCCGCCGGCGCATCTCGCCCGCGAGAACCGTGATTTCGGCGGCCTGCGCGGAGCTCATACGACCACCGGCAGCTTGATCGACCAGAGCAGCATCTCGGCCGCCTTCGGCACCTGGACCGCGGCCGCGCGCAGGCCGGTGATGACTTCCTCGCGGTTGCCGTACCAATGGCCGATCATCAGCTTCATCGCGGGTATCAGCTCCAGCGGAAAATCGAGCGCAGTCGGATCGGTGCCATAGCCGCAGTCGAAGCGGACCTGGACCGCATTGATTACCGGCGCGCGCATCGAGATCTGCGTGAGCGGCCACATCAGATTGGGTGCAGGGACAATGCGCCCGGGCTCGGAGCCCCCGATATTGTTGCCGAGGCCGGAGCCACCGGTTGTGACGTAAGGGCCATCGACGACGTACTGCGAGGGGTCCAACGTCTGCACATCTCCCTGCGCGTCGAGATATTTAATGAACTGAACGTCCTGCAGCGGCGGCTTCGGAATAATGATCTGGCCTGAGCGAAAATAGATCTCGCTCATGTTGTGGTACGTGTAGCCGACCGGCGGCATCCCGATACCGAGCGCCGCGTCGCCGAGCACGCCGTAATCCTGCCAGCCCTGATTGAAATCCGAGGCGCCAGGAAAATGATCGAGAAAGAGATCCCAGGTCTGGGAGATGAACGCGCGCCGAGTAAAGGTCTCGGCGTAGCGCCGCGCGGCGACGATCAGCGCTGTGATCAGCGAGTCATCGTCGGGCGTATCGACCTTCAGATGCAGCTTCGCATCGCCGAGCAAAAGTGGCTCGGAGGCCGGCGCTACAATTGGACGGATCGGCAATCGTCATTTCCCCCCGCCGGCTCTAGGAGCGGCCGCGCCGAATCTCCATGCGCTGATTCCCGCACTGCTGGACGAACGAATTCGCATCGGCGCGCTCGGCAAATGCAGCCACCAGCTTGCCCTCGTCGAACACCAGGTAAGTCAGCGGCTCCATCACTCGACTCCGATTACGACGATGTCGTACTTAACCGAGGTGGTACCGGCGCTGTTTTTCACCTTCAGCAGCTTGTGAGTGCTATCCACTGTGTACCCGGCCGCCGGCGCGACCACCAGAAACATTCCGCCCGGCTTGACGATCGCGAAGGGGCTGTCGTAAGTGCCGGGCGTGTAATCGGTCTCGTCGCCGAAGCACGCTTCGAATGCATTGGAGCTGCCGCCCCCGACTTGGACGTCGTTGGTGTTGCTCGGATCCGCGAAGACGAGGAGCGCCTTAACCTTGGTCAGATCGATCGCGCCACCGAAGGCATCGGTGAGTGCGGTGAGATCGAGAGTCTCGCTGGCGGAGGCGGCGAGCGTGCGCTCATCATCCCAGACGACGTCAGCCTGGCCGGTGCCCGAGCCGTTGGGCAGCGTGAAGGTCTTCGAGTACTGCACCGGATGCGATTCGCTCGCGCCGGGCAGATTGAGGGTCTTCACCAGGTCAGCCAGCGCCGTGATTGTTAGCGAGCAATTGGACAGTGACAGACTCATGCGCTCCTCCGTTCACTCGCGCCACGCGTGGCGACAGGGCGCCGATTAGCCGCGACCGCTTCGCCCGGAACCGCTTCGGCGCCAGGCGGGCGATCGATCGCGATTGCGAAACCACGCCGCACGAGCTCCTGCGCCTTCGCCGCCGGTATGTCAACGATCTCGTCAGCCGAAAAGCAGCCGTCCGGACCGGCCATCGCTCTGTTTAGCTTGATTCTCATCAGTAGAGAGCCTTCCACCCGGCGCCGTCGCAGTAGACGGGACAATGAGTTGTGCCCGTGGTGTGAGAGGGCAGCACGCCGGCAACGCATGAATCGGCATTCGTCACGGCGCCGAGCTGGTCGACGTTATGAGTCGCGTCGCAGGTAGGCAGCGAAGCAATCGCGACCGGCGTCAGCGGCAGCGTCGAAGGAAAGCGCGCCAGCGCGACCGTGCCGGTGAGGTTCGCCGCGTTGGTCCCGTTGCAGAAGGCCGAAGCATCAGAGAGCCCCGTGCAGCCGGTGGCGCCTGCCGCTCCGGGAGCGCCGGGGTTTTCGAATTGCGCATGCGCGCCGCGCGATCGCACCATCAGCAGCGCGATCGTCAGCGCGGTGTACAGCGCCAACACCCATAAAGCGCGGAGCTGCTGGCGCCTGGTGCTCATCGGAAACACACAGCAAAAGTGGTGTCCGCCGAGCCCGCCGAGTAGGCGGTCGGATCGGCATTGGTTGAATTACAGAGCAACGCGCCGTTGCTGAGCTGAATTCCTTCCGGCGCAAGGCGCAGAATCCAATTGCCATTCGGCGAGGCCTGCGCCTCTCCGCTCGCGACCGGATTTCCGCTCGGTGACGCACCGGCTAAATCGTAGAGCTGGATAAATTGCGCGCCGCCCTTGGTGCTGACGCCGCCGGCGATCAGAACCTGCTTGCCGGCCGCATCAGGGAATGAGGCGCAATTCGCGAGGGCGGTGGTAAATTGCCAATCGCAGAGCGCGCCTTTGTTCTCACCGCCCGGGCTGGCCGCGAAGGCGGCCGAGAACATTGCGACGATCACGGCCGCGATCGCGGCCGCGACCATCGCCGTCCCTTCCAGCCTGCCCCGCTGCATCACAGTGAGTCCCCCTCGTTTTCCCAGGCGCACGTCGCCTGGTGTCAGGCCGGCGACAGAACGAAGATTAAAGTTTTGCTGCTCAGGTCCGAGGCGGCGAGCTGCTGGATTTGATCCGCCACGGTGACTGCGGCTTCGAAATCGACGCCAGGCGTGTAGGCCACCAGCGCGCCTCCTGCCGTGGCTGCACCGAAGATGATGATTGGCCGGTCGCCGACCTTGGTGCCGGTTGTGGTGACCGGGCCGGCGAGATTGGAGCCGACCGCCGCATAGACGCCGAA